GCTTCTGTATTGCAGGCTTCCTACAGCAGTGTTGTAGATATTTGAATTACTTACAAGATGCATATTTCCTTGACTGAACAACAAAACATCTCCACCACTGCTGATGTTGAAGGGCTTTTTGCTGAACATGCGTGTTTCATCTAGGCTTCTCATTTTGATGCTGCCACCAGCTTCAATATTCACATCTCTGTCAGCATGTAGATTGATGTCTTGTCCGGCACTGACACTGACGCTTTTTTGTCCAAAAATATCAATGTTGCCTTCTTTGTCCATCTCTATTCTGGCTCTGTTTGGACCAGTGTTGATTATGATCCTATCTTTTGTATCATGAATAACAATCTGAGCTAGGCCACGAGTTTGCAATCGGATAAAAGCGTCTGTTGGAGTGTCGTCATAAACCATAGTGTGCCCATATGGGGTTCGCCAACCCATGGTGCGAATACCTTGTTGCATACCTCGAGGAGCTGGTCCACCTTGTTCAATAGGCAGTTCTGGAACTCCTGCTTCCTTGGCAAAATCATAACTGTCTTTGAAGATGGGTTGTCCACCAGTTAAGATGTTTTTGTTTTCTTTTGAGGGGCTACTACCAGGAGTGCTGGGAGTCATATGATTGCGGTCAACTTGGAACAAACATCCAAACCAAACGCCACGACTGGGATCGCCATTTATGAAACAAACCAGCACTTGGTTATTGAGATCAGGTGGTATGAATGTCATACCATAGTCTGTTTGTGAGCTTGTGGGATTTAGGTTTACATCAGCTACGTTTGATGCCCCAGCAAATGGACTGGCGTAATCACAAATAATCCAATTTGCAGAATTATCAATTAGTCCTCCTAATTCTGGTATCCAAACTCGGATACGTCCCATGTTGCGAGCATCATTTACGTCTCGTATTAGGCCAAGATAAATTTTATCCCATGTTGCGCGTAAGCCTCCTGGGTCTAGTTCATAAGCACCTGGCAGATTGACTGTTTGTTTTAAGGTTGCCATTTAACTATACTCTATTATCCAGGTAAACTTTGCTGTGGTTCAGGTTGTGGTCTTGTACCACCAAAAGTGGAAAGCGCATCTCGTGTAGCCTCAATTCTTTGAGTAAATTTGCCGTCTCGAAATATGTGTGTAACGTTAACAACAAGATACAATGCATTGAAAAAATCAACATCATCACGCAAGTCCATAAAACCGGTTTGCTCGTTTGGCAACGTGCCATGTCTAAATGCTAATATAAAAAACGCATCAAAAACCCCACTGATATCATCCGCATTTGGAGCAAGTGCAAATCTTTGGCCTAATGTCTGATTTGGTACAGGTGCTCCTGAATTTGGCAAAGACCTAAGTAGGTCATTATTACGTTCTATGTTTGGTTTTCCTAACCAATACGGATCCCCTTTTATTTCCATAGTAATGTTTACCATATCACCTCGTTTATCATACAATTGACTGGTAATACTTGCATACTGTTTTCTCGACTGACTATCGCCATTTACCGGCCTTACCAAATTCACCAAATCACGAGGATCACTAATATAAGTGAGAGCGGATGGTTGCACATTTTGCTGTTGTGTTGACACATCTTCCACAAACTCTAATCTAGCTCTTCTAACTTGCGCAGCTTGCCGGCTGATCAATAACTCATCTCTCCTGCTCTGGATTGGTGCACTGCTTTGCCCTAGGTCAATCTCCGTCCTACTCTGTATTTGGGACGCAAGGTTAGGATCAAAAATAACAAGAGACCTTTCAGCTATTATTGTCGCATAAAAGTTATCTTGGGCAAGCAACGCAGCAAGTTCATCGGATATGGCTGCACTTCGTGCTGCAGGTACACCACCAGGCCTTGCAAGCTCTGCTTGGAGCGCCTGGATCCGTGATTGCATGGAGAGGCGCTGTCCTAACGCAACTTGGACTGAGGGCAAACTTGCACGAGGCGCACTAAAAACATCAGGCAATACTGTTGCGTTGGTAAGGGGTTGCGGTATATAATGTAAGTGAGAAAATTTAACATCAAGATTTATAATTTCTGTATTTAACCCAGTATAAAAATACAAGTATGCTTTGCGTAACGTTCCCCCGTCAGCAATAGACTGCAATCTAGCATTTTGAAACTCCTCAGAAGCTTGGAAAGTACGCCCAAAGGGTAAGTTAGGAACAGGCCGTCGTGTTTCTTTTACATTTATGAAGAAGCGAAACCGCCGGATATAGTCGTTTAAAAGGTCATCCCACCCTATCTCTTCAACCACACATTCAATCCAAGGAACTTTTATTCGGCCTGTTTGATCATTAGGAATGAAAAATAACGGGTCTGTAATTGATGCACAGATATCATCCACAATTGCACCAATACTAATACCGTGGCCCACTGTAATCTCAACCTCGCCTCCTGCAGGTTGACTAAATGATGCACGTCTATTGTTGACATTTGGGGTAAATTTAATTTTTTGCTCCGCAAGTTTGTCCTCAACGTTAAATTCGTAAAAAACAACTTGAGCTCCCTGGGCTTCAGCTCTAGGATCAGACGCCCCGTATGCGGGCAGCGGCCCTGCAGGTCCTTGACGCTGTTTTGCATAAAATTTATTGATCTCGTCTTCCAATTTTCGAAAGAATTCAAACACTGTACCAGGTGCTGCTGGATTTTGTAATGGTAAGTTACTGCCTTGGACTGTACTAGGTGTCCCTCCTACTTTAATTGTATAAGTTTGTGGTATAATAAAGTAGTTATTTCTAAATCCTATGTCATTGTCAACAACACATGAGAGTTTGTAGATTGTACCAGCAGCGGTCAGTGTGTTATCAAAGTCCACTATTTTCAAGCGGTAGTAAAATCCTCTTTTTCTTCTATCTGGCACAATACGCCCTTCAGCGTCGTAATAGTCAAAATACAGTTTCAAAAAGATCGGTGCTAATCGCCAGTTAAGGATAGCAAGTTGCACACTTGCAATATAAAGCTTGTCAGGTAAACTCATGCTATATGGCTCAGCAATTGTGAAGTCCACTTTTACCGAATGCGTATTTCGATTACGGAAATTATGTCCTACTGCATCAGAAAGTTCACAGTCTACAATATTAAATCCTGCTGTAACACCACTTTCAGCAATAATTATTTTACGAATCTGATTATTTTCAACTTTTGCTTGTATGTCTGGGTCAACTGCGTCTCGATCATTTACCATAAACAACTGTAAATGGTATGCGTAACGGTCAAATTTATTAAGATCATTATCTTCAGGTTTGAAGTCAACACCACGTTCTTTTAACTCACTAATTATACGTCGGAGATAATGACTAGTAACAGGATCGGGCATTATAAGGTGCTTCCAATGCTGAGTTGGCTAGGTGCATAAATTGTTATCCCAGGAACAAAATCATAAATTGGGTCCACAATTTGATCAGGATTTAGGATAGCAAACGCCCACCATGCCCGTGGATTTCGATATAGTTCAAAACTCAATAAGTCAGGCCGATGTAGATGCCGTTGTGCCAAAGTAACAATTAGATCGTCACTTGTTCTTGTGAGTAATGGTGGCCGCCAAAAATCCAGATATGTGGTGTTTTGTGGAGTGCGATAGTAAGGACTACTGCGTAGATAAGTTACTGTTGTCATTATATGAAATCACTTTGACTTGGGTCACCATTGATGTATTTGGGCAACTCGAATCTCTTCCGCAATGTGGTGGGAGTATGTTGCACAATCAATGTTACTGAAATTTTGAACAAGCTGGGCAACCAAATAGCTTTTGTTGTAGATGGTGTTGGTTGCTGTACACTTGCGCCCGGCGGATTGTTCAGCGGGTCTGCCCACGACATGTCTGCTCTAGGATCAATAGTGCGGGCACGACCTGAAGGTGATGCACCAGGATCATTATATATCAAATCATTAGGATTATTGCGAATACTTGGTGCGGGCACTCCTGGAATTGGAGGTAAATTTTCAGCAATAATACTACCTCCTGCGGGATTATTTGGCACAGTGGGTTGATTTACTGGGGACAGCCCACTAGCCACTTGAACATAGTCTACATCATCTGGAAATCCAATACTATAGCTCTTGACTATGACTGGCAAGTTGTTGAACACAAAAGGACCGTAGGCATTGAACAAGAGAATAGGAGGAGGTGTGCCTGCATCTTTGTCATTTTCACCAAAATGCATCTTGCTCATGGTTCTCAAAAAGTGTATGCATGCCAATGCATAGCGTCCTTCTTTTTGATTTTGAACAGTGAATTGACCATCAACACTGAATGAAGTTGCCGGCGTACGTGCAAATATATGAAAGTCTTGGTTTGTATGTACAGTGCTAATGGTTTGATAATCAATGTCTTGTTGATAGTTGATTGTAGGTGTGTAGGGCCAAACCATGCCATTGTTTGTTTCTCGCAAAGGATCCAATAATCCCTTGCCCAACACGCGATTAGCAGCAGCTGGTCTGGGCCGCAGGCTTACACGTCGGTTAGTGGGATCTTGATTGTTGAGTGTTCCCAACAAATTCACACCATCTCCAATTCCAAAACCGCCAAACACCCCGCGTGGAAAAATAGCAGAGGCAGCCGACCCCACAACGTTGTTTACAAGTCCACCAACCAAAGAACCAGTGTTAACACCAAAACCACCAAATCTAGGCATGCAATTCTTTCCTCAAAAATATTAGCCAAATATTTATGTGCTGGAAACCAGCTGGAATCTAAATACTAGATCATGAAACAGTTTGAACTCTCCCCACAATTAGTTTTTGAAGGCGGCAACGTATTCAAAACCTCAGATGGCTATCCACGCACCACTCGTATCCCACTGGCTTTGATCAGTCCCACGTTGGATTGGCTGGAAAAAATCACAGGGCTGCCCATGCATGGCATGACCTTGGGCAGTGTTGGCAAAAAAGCCAGCAGTGGGGATATCGACATCGTAGTCGACAGCAAGAAAATGTCAAAAGCCCAATTTGCCCAAAGTCTCCAAAACTGGGTGTTGAGCCAAGGTTTGAACCCCAAAGAGTATGTGAAGCCTGCTGGAGAAGTTCATCTGTTGACACCAATTGCAGGTGATCCCAAGAATGGCTTCGTGCAAACTGACTTTTTCTTCCATGATGATCCTCAATGGATGAAATTCAGCATGCAGAGTCCAGGAGACGCCAGCAACTACACTGGTGCAGAAAGAAATCAACTCATGAGCAGTATTGCCAAAGCGTTGGGAATGAAATACAGTTGGCAACGTGGACTGTTGAATCGGGAAGATGAATCTGTTATCTCCACTGATCCTGATGTGATTGCACAAAAGCTGTTGGGACCCAGATTCACTCACGACAGCTTCCAAAGTGTTGAAACTATTCAACGAGCCATCAAAGGCAATAGGGCTATTCATCAAGGGTTGACTGAGTTGATTCAAACTCTAAGGAGCTTGGATAAATTAGGGCCCACTGGCAAACCCACAATGGATGTGAAAACTGGGAAGTTTAAGCAGAAATCTCCCAGTGAGCAACGCAAATCAGAAGAAGAAGCTGCAAGGATTGAGCAGTTGACAGGTGTAGCTGTCTAGCTTTTGTTTCCGTATCGGGGATCAATTGGCTTGACATGAATCTGATCAAACAGCAGAGGAAAGTTGGGCAAAACTTTTGGTAGGTCTGTTCTCTCCAACCAATTGTAATTTACGCTGCTGTGTGGAATGAAGTTGGGGAAATCGTGAGTTCCTCCCTTGCTCTTCAAATGATGATGAAATTTGTGTGCCAGGTCACAATCTAGGTCTAGGCACAGGGCTTTGTCGCCCATTTTGGTCCAACCTTTTATTTGTGCTGGCACAACCACAGTGTTACCATGCATGCTCATGAGGTGAGGCACTGGTTTTTGGCTATACAAAACAGTCATGTGAAGATCATCAGTATTCATACAGGGAACACCTTGACTTTCACACCATTCTTTGAGCTCTAGAGCATTTTTGGGACTCATGCTCAAAACAACTATGGTGCCAGCAGCGTGCTCATGAGCTTCCATTACTGTGTTCCTAGGGTGCTTGAGATAGCGTCGAACTGATTGGAACAGCCTATTGGAAAGTTCATCATCCAAACCCACAGCTTGGTGGAAAGCCTTTTTGTCTTTGTTCAAAACAGCCGCACGTGCCTTGGTGCCGCTTATTCCACTAACGCCAATGCCATCTGGATGCCGTTCTCCAGCTGATACAATTTCAATCGTCACTGGTTGACGTTGATGTTTTTCACGTATTTCTGGACTGTTCCAAGAGTCAAAAAGGTCTGTCATGCCCTGCACACGATCTTCTCCGGCAACAAATACAAAATGTCTATAGCCTTTGTTGTAGAGCCATTCTGCGGCTTGCAGCGGAGTTTTGATGCTCTCATCCTGCACCACATGATCTTGGTGTTGAGGCATAATCTCTTGGAAAAACTCCAGCTTTTCCGCCCAAGGCAATGGATTCTTTTTACCGTCTTGACTGTGACTCAAAAAGATCCAATAGTCACCCTTGCCAGCGTGTTTGGCCATTGTGTTAACCAAGTGCTGATGACCACGAGTGGGAGGATTCATCCTGCCAAAGGTCCAAACTACCCGTTTGTGTTCTTGTTCCATCAATGAATCAGGCTCGCCTTTTCTCATAAATTGGGCACGATTTACAAACTTCACTATTCCAGTGGGAGTTACAGCCACAAATCCTTCATGTCCTGGATCTCCACCCAAACTAGCACCAACTGTCCCATCTGTTTGACGGTCCATTTGTTTCTTGAGATCCAGCTTCAAACTTGTCAACAAACTTACTATCCGCCACACGCTATTGTAACCATGGATGTGGCTTTGAATCCATTTCAAACACTTGGCCTGCATTGCAGGGCTAGCAGTACTGTTGAGCCCTGTAAGCCACTCCAAAAACTCTCTACTCACATGGCTAAATGTGGAACTACCACGTTCTGCCTTTTTGGCCAAAAAGCTTTTCATCAAGCCAGGAAGGCTCAAGATTTCATGACTGGCTAGTTGTCCTCTGTCCAAAAATGATTTCACACTTACAGCATGCACTCTAAACAAGTGGGATAATTTGTCAACTAAGTTTTTATCCAGGTTCAAACTTTTGAGCATGGTGGCTTCATGAGGTAGGATAGCCAGTCCTTGATCAGTGCGAAAGCCATATTGACTGATGTTTCGCAAGGCTTCTGGTTCCTGATCTTCAGGGCTTTGATAAACACTGTGCATGACCACGCCAGCACTGCTGTTGGCAATCATTTCACCATATTGACTGTTGACAGGCACACGATAAGTTATTTTGTTGGGTGTAAATTCATATGCCCCATCTACAATGGGAGGTACACCAGTCCACAACAAATCCGCTTGAACGTAACCGATAAATCCTTTTGGGGTAACTTTTTTCAACAATGGGTAGAGACTGGCTATTTTGTTGGCATATGCCAGTCGAGCACTCTTTGCACTGGGGCTGGTGTCTTTCATTTTCCTGCTCATGAGCATATTGACAATATCCTCAGGGCTTGTGGTTAAACCATTGTATTTTTTACTGCTGAATCCAGCTTTGTCTGTTAACACAAATTTATAGTCTTTCCATCCAGAAATCAAGGCCGGAGAACCATCAAACTTGATACTAACATACTCGGGTTCATGAGCAGTTGTGCTCAGTATATGAAAAGCTCTTTTGGCACCATCTAACCCCTCATCGAAGATCATGTCTTCTGGATGCTCGATACGGGCTTTGGCCTCAGTCAAAGAGAGATTTACTTCTGGTAATAAGTCAAACAGCTTCATTGTTACGCCCCAACATAATCTTTTGGCAATCTATTGAATTATTTAACAGATCAAGGCGTCCATTTTGACTTCTTCTGTAACCAATTACAAAATTTAGGGTTTCAAACACAAAGGACTATAATGGCATTGGTTCCCAAGATCAAATATCTAACAAACAAAGATTTATTGTCTGCAATCCATGAAAGCAAGCTTACTTTTTGTGAATTTGTTGACAAAAAATACACTGATTTTGATGTCATTGTATATGATCTTGCAGCAGCAACTCCAGAAGTTTTGGACGCTGCTCGACACAAAAAGCTAGCTAACAAAATGGCTGAAGAAAAGAAAGCCAGCGGCAGCAAGACTTTTGAATCTTCATTAACATTGGATAATGTGCCTTTGGATGAAATTGTTGTGAGGCTTATGACTTTTGTGCACATTCCGTTAAACCCTGCCAAAGCAGACAAAGCCAAAAATCAGGCAGAAAAACACATCAGATGCAATTTCCCTCCTTTTCAACATTGGATTTTCCAAAACAATGAATGGAAATGTGTGGGCAAGAGTCATCACAAAAAGGGTGAATTCACCTTAACTGGCGGTAGGATTACTGATAGACTGGCTGCTATGTGGATCAAATTGGTTGATCGCTATGGGCATAGAGGCAACTGGAGAGGTTACACTTATCTTGACGAAATGAAAGCGCAAGCACTGGTGCAATTGGCACAAGTGGGACTTCAATTTGATGAAGCTAAAAGCTCAAACCCCTTTGCTTATTATACTACCGTAAGTAGTACAAGTTTTCTCAAGATATTGCAACTGGAAAAGAGAAGTCAACACATAAGAGATGATCTTTTGATCATGCATGGTGCAACACCTAGTCACACCCGACAGACAGAGGATCAGTTGGCACAACAACTGGGATTTGACAATGCGGAAGCAGCAGTCCCACTTGTTGTGCCTCAAATGAGCCCAACTGGCCCCATCTAATATTTTTTGATCCACACTGCGTTGCCTGCATCATAAAAACGATTGTAGCCCAAATTTTTGGCAATTTCCTGCTCCGTATTGCCCGCAGCTAAGCCTTGTATTTTGTGTTTTTGAAATTTAAGTCGGCTCTGAACGTCATTTATATTTTTCCAATACCAATAATTGGGTGGACTGATATGACTTAACTCAAAGCCTGTTTTTTCGTAACCATTTCCCAGTCCCCAGTTCAAGTTACTGTAGGACACCAAGCTTTTGAATCCCAACTCCTGATGCGCATGATTCAAAAGCTTGCTAAGCCCGCCTGGAACATGATACCCAGGCAAAATACAATAACGGGCCAGCTCATAATCACTCCCTTTGCTGTACCTAGTTTTGACAAAGCTAGCAAGTGCAACAAGCGACCCGTTGTGTTCCAAACCCCAAATATGTTTGGTTGGTATGTTGCCCTGCAAGTGTGAGTTCTGAATAAATGTTTTAGCTGTTCCAAAATCCACAACTGTAATGTTGCATTTACGTGCACCAACAATTGTTTTTTTCAAACCCACTACGTGTGACAATCTGTCAAATATAATATTGGGTTTTTGCACCATCTCATGTTCCCAAATTTGAACAAGCCTTACACCTTTTTCAAGAGCTTGTTTCCATTTATTTTGATGATATTTTTTGTCTCCTATTTGGCAATCTGAATGATAAAAGATGCCATTAAACTCAATACCCACATTTAAATCTGGAATATAAAAGTCAATCTCCAATGGCTTGATAACTTGCCTATTCCATTGCTCAAAAGATATGTTATTATCCCACAACCATTGTTTGATCTTTGTTTCTCCCCAACTTTCTTTTCTTGGATAACAAGCAAAACAACGCAAATCAGATTCTCTTTTCAAGGCAACACTGAATTGGTTATGGCATTTTTGGCAAACAAACGAATGTTCAGAATAACGATGTGAGTCCAAAAATTCTTCTTGAGTGAATAACGGAGTGTAATCAGTCCTATTTGTAATATAGGAATCCCAAGATTTTTGCCGAAAAGTTTTCCTATTGGTCTCCCTATGCTCTGTTGTCAAAAACGGGGCCACAACACCATATTTTGAGAGGTTGGTTTTTTTGGTTTTAACTAACACCTCCAGGTTTTGAGCAGGAACAGGTGCTCCATAAGTGTTTTGAAACACCTCTATAGTTTTGGTTCTTATATCAGGATGTTGCTGAGGAAAGTTTACTCCCCAATTTTCCTGGATCGTTTTTTGTGCTTTGTCTAAAACAACAGGATTTAAGGTTGGAGCTTTTGCGCCATACTTTTCAAAACATGTGGTCTCAGCTTTGGCTTTGACCTTGTCATGTTGACTTGCATACTCAAAACCATACTTTTGAAGGTTGGTATTTTTACGTTTTTCGTGAATATGATTTATTTCATCTCTAGTGCGGCTGTGTCGAACGCTTTCCTGATATTCACGATTACAGGAGCATTGAGATTGATTACCACAGAATTTTCTGAACCCTAGAACCATATTATTGAAAGTCCTGAACTTACCACTCTGTTCACACCAACTGTTTTCTGCATTAGTGTTATGAACGTATGCATAAAATTTAGCTGCAATTGGGCCTTCACAAGGAAATAATTTGTCTAGCTCTTCTTTGTGTATAGGCAACAACTTTGTCAACCTATTTGGTGTAATCTCCTTGTTCAACCAAAGTTCTTTCAATTCTGCCAAATTCACAATTTTTCTCCAACCCTATTGCATATTATTTATATATCATAATGAATATCACAAATCTAGGTCCTGCCCACCTGTTGAACTAACAGTTTTTATCAGCTATACTCTGACTCAAGGAGACTTTTGAGTCATGACTATCAATCTAGACAATGTTGATTTTTCAAAAGTAATTGCCATAACTGATGTGCATTTTGGCATGCGGAACAACTCCAAACAGCACAACACTTGGTGTACTGAGTTTTTGGAGTTTGTGGTCAAACGAGCACAAGAGCTGAAAATCAAAACACTGTTGTTTTTGGGCGACTGGAGTCACAACCGCAACAGTGTGAACATCAGCACACTCAATTACAGCCACAATGGCATGAAACTGCTAAACAACAATTTTGACAATGTGATAATGCTCTTGGGCAACCATGATCTCTATTTTCGAGATACTCTAGAGCTGCACAGTATTCCCTATGCACAGGATTTTTCAAATATTCACCTAATTGACAAAATCACCACAGTCAAAGACTATTGTTTTGTTCCTTGGTTGGTGGGTGATGAGTATAAGTTGATTCAAAAAATCAAACAGCCTTATTTGTTTTGTCATGCTGAAATTGCCAAGTTCCGGATGAATGCCATGGTGGAAATGCCCGATCATGGCGGCTTGAACAGTGAACACTTTCAAAATCAAAAATTGGTGTTCAGTGGGCATTTTCACAAAAGGCAGCGAAAGGGCAACATTTGTTATATTGGCAATGCCTTTCCTCACAACTTTGCAGATGCGGGAGACGATGATAGAGGGTTGATGATCTGGACTCCTGGAACTGATCCCATATTTGAAAAATGGCTTGGTGCACCCAAGTATCGCACGTATAACCTTACAGAGGCACTTCAGGATCCTACCGGCTTGATAGACAACAAAACTTTCGCACGGATAACAGTAGATGCTGACTTAACTTATGAAGACCTTGCCTTCATTAGAGAGTTATTTGAAACTCAACTAGCTGCCTTGGATGTGAGTTTCATCCATGGCAGAAGTGATGGAGATGACACTGTACTTGATGACAGTGAAATCAATTTTGAAAGCGTTGACTCAATTGTGGTGTCACATTTGAATAGTATTGAAAGCACTACAATGAACAAACAACGCTTGATTGAAATCTATCAGAGTATTTGAAATTGATCATCCTCAAAAACGTCACAATCAAAAACTTCATGAGTGTGGGTGCTGTTACACAATCAGTTACTCTCACACAACCTGGCTTGACTCTTGTATTGGGCGAGAATCTAGACTTGGGTGGCAACGGCAACCGGAATGGTGTTGGCAAATCAACACTGATTTCAGCCATTTGTTATGCCCTGTATGGACAAGCTCTTACTAACATCAAGAAAAACAATCTCATCAACAGCATCAACAAAAAGAACATGGTGGTGAGTATTGAGTTTGAAGCCCACGGCAACAGCTACAAAATTGAACGTGGCCGTGCGCCCAGTTTTTTCCGCTATGTTGTAAATGATGAATCAGTAAATGAAAACAAAAGTGCTGACGAGGCTCAAGGCGAAAACAAAGATACTCAGAAAGAGATTGAGAAGGTATTGGGCATCAGCCACACCATGTTCAAACACATTGTGGCTTTGAACACCTATACTGAGCCATTTTTGAGCATGGGCGCTGGAAAACAACGAGAAATAATTGAAGAGCTGTTGGGAATTACATTACTGTCTCAAAAGGCAGAAAACCTCAAAAAGCTTATTCAAACAACCAAACAAACTATTGAACAAGAAGAGTTCAAAATACATACTATCAAAAACAGCAATACACGTATTTTGAGCACTATTGAAAGTTTGAATCAAAAAACCCAACAGTGGGATACTCAACATCAGAACAAAATTCAAGACTTGGAAAATGCACTAGATGCTTTGAGTCATCTTGATGTTGAGCAGGAAATTCAAAGTCACAAAGACAATCTTGTGTATCGTGAACTTCAAACAGCATTGAAGAATGTGCGCAGCCAAAGCCAAACAAAAACACAGCATGGAACACAGCTGAAGGCGCAACAAAACAACTGGTTAACTCAGTATAGTCAAATTCAAGACCACAACTGCGCAATGTGTGGTCAAAAGATTCATGACGAGAAACAAACACATCTGCTGGACGACCTTGAGCACAAAATTACCAAACTGGACAGCAGCATTCAAACACTGGAACAGGAATGCCTGAGTTTGACACAAGAACTGGATGAGCTCATGGGTCTGTCTAGTGCTGTATCGCTAAACCAAACATTTTACAAAAGCATTGATGAGGCATATGAGCATCGAAACAGTCTCACACTTCTTAGTGGTGAACTGGACAAACTTAAGCTTGAAACCAATCCTTATCAAGCCCAAGTGGGTAATTTAAATGACACACTGCAAGAAGTCACTTATGATTCACTAAATGAACTCAGCCAACTCAAAGACCATCAAGAGTTTCTCTTGAAGCTGCTAACAAACAAAGACAGCTTCATCCGAAAGCGTATTATTGATCAAAACCTCAGCTACTTGAATCACAGACTGGGTGAATATCTAGCTGGATTGATGTTGCCACACCAAGTTAAATTCAGCAACGACTTGGGAGTTGAGATCATGCATATGGGCGTAGACTTTGACTTTGACAGTCTCAGCCGAGGTGAGCGCACAAGAGTTTGTTTGGCACTCAGCTGGGCATTCCGAGACATTTTTGAAAACATGAACACCAGCATCAACTTCATGGCTGTTGATGAGATCCTTGATGTGGGACTTGACAGCACAGGACTTGAAAGATCTCTAGAGACGCTTAAGGCTATGAGCAGAGATCGGAACAAGAACATTTTGTTGATCTCACATAGAGAAGAACTCCAAAGTCGTGTGAACAATATTTTGACTGTAGTGAAAGAAGATAATTTTACTAGATTTGATTGGGATTATACACCAGCAGTGTAGGCCAATTCTGCAATCTTAAGCTTGTTTTGTTCAAAAAATGGCTCAAACTCTGTTATTACAAAGGTTTTGTAACGAGCATGGTTCTCTACAGTGAAGCTGTCCAAATGTTTTTGATCAAAACAAGCATAACTTCCTTTGCGATTGATGCGTATGACCACGAACCAGAGGTCTTCTGGGTCACAGACATCCAATGTCTGTTCTATCCAAGCATCCAGTTGTTTGATATCTCCATTGCACATGAGTCGATGCCACGGAAAGTCTTGATAAAACTTACTTTCAATCACCAGCTTTTTCATATGGGAAGGTGGAATGAGATCACTTTTGAAGTAGCTGATTTGCGTAGCATCCATAGTGTCTTTTCTCTTGGTGTTTGCTCCTCCAATGAAGGCACCAGAATTAGGCACCCTAATAAATTTGGCTTCATATAACGTTGTGAGAAACTTGGCTATCCGTAATTCGCCTGCATTTCCTTTTGCCTTGCCTTTGGACCCTGCCATATGTTTTTTCCTGTAATCCAGAAAAAGCTCTGGAAGTCTTTGATTTTATAGTTTTAGATGGCTATAATCAAAATAACAAAAGAGCATTTCAAATGAAGCACAACAAGCCACAACACCGCAGCATTTTTATTGTAGTTGATCCAGTAGATCAAAATCGGCTCAATAGTTTTTTCCGGCAAGAGTTGGGATTTTACAATACTCTTGTAGGAACCTTTAGCAGTCGTGTAAGAGCATTTCCACAAACTATTCTCAACATCACACACGATCAAGCATCACTCTTTTGTGATCTAGCCAAATACAATCTCAACATTCGCGAATTGGTGAAAAAGCCTCAAGAATGGCCTGAACAACTGAAAAGTTATTTTCCAGTTGCTTTTGACAGACTCACACAAAAAACAATTTTGACCGAAGCGCAAATTATGATGTTTGAATCTGCAGGAGCCAATCGCTGGATTATGATTCCAGAAGCCAAAAAACAGATGGCTAGAGCAGTTATTGATTTTTACAAAGAGCAAGCAGACATTTTGGCTCATCCCCAATCAAGCGATATAATTGAGGTGGCTTACAAGACACCACCCAGCAGCTTGAGTGAGCTGGAAATCAGCAACAAACGTCATGCACAGATCCCTCGTAATGAAATCAAATACAAATACAACAACACTGAACAACATACAGAAATTTGGACTCCGTTAACTACAAAACCCATTATTATTCCGCATTTTAACCTTAACGAATACAATCGATGGACAACAGCAATAGTCAAGCAAGAGAGTGGTAGATTCTGTGAATACAACACACCTTGGGTAATTGACTTCAAAAATACAAAAAACAATTATCTTTTGAAATACCTAGACAGCACAGCACGTAGTCCAGGCAATTATAGAATCAGCAACTACGCATAACAGAGTATATTTTTAAAACATAGTGGCTTTATATGATGGTGTAGTGTCCATCCGTATCTACCAGGCGCGAAGGCCGGGGAAAATTGCGTATGAGGGTTTACGGTTCTATGCCCTCGCCACAAAAGTGAACAAAAAGGATCCAGCCTCTCACTGTCCCGTGAAGCTGGAAGGGGTTCAGTCAACAGCCTGTCTGACTGAATTCCCTGCGTGTGTGATGAGCACATAACCGAGAAGGCAGCTCCATGAGCATAAGTCCGAGAAGAGAGTCAGGAACGCTGGAAATAGGTTCTCCGCCAGCTGGAAGCAATTCCCAAGACGAGACAGGCAGGCCGAAGCCCTATACGAAAGCCTTTTCAAACTTCTCCTCCCGGTGGGGAGAAGTGTGACTTCCTCCCTAACGAAATACCCAGAACTATTATCAGTCCAACAAGTATCCTATTCCAGATCCAATAATATCATCAATAAGATCATTGAGATTCATACCAGATCACGCCCAGCTAAAATTATCACTTCTTTGATTGAGCCTTCCTATAAGCTTCGGCTTGCATCTCATAGTGTTTGGAAATAGTTCCACTCAAAGATTTCATCTGTGAAGTGGTGAGACGCCAAGCTTCACTGTAGGTGAGTCCTCCGTTCATGTAATACACTAGGTTGGCAATATCGCTTTCAATCATTTCCACTTCTTTTTCACAGCTTCTCAGTATTTGGGTGATGGCTACAGGATCACCCCTGAGAAGCTTTAGTCGAAAAAACTTGTGGGATCAAAGTCAATTGACTGGCTCCAAGTGTGTGAGCAACCGTCGCATTGAAAAGAGGTTTCGGTATCAATACCAGTTTTGTTGAGCTCTTTCAACTTGTCGATGATGGCGTTGGCACTGGTTGTGGGAATACCTTTCACAAACTCTTGAATGTATTCTTGATTGGTGACCATTTCACCACTACTGATTATTTTGATTTCAGTTATGCTCATGGCCATGATGTCCAATGTGCGCTGCGCCATCCGGCTCACTTGTTTTGTTACGCTGCTGATTTTTTCTGCATCAGTGGTGTCAGTTTCTTCAAGAGTTCGAATACTACGAGCTTGCTCAACCTCGTTTAGTAGCTGTAAATTCCGTTGTTCAAAATTGTAAGGACGCAGGAAAACTTGTAAGGCGCCATCTATTTCCACATAACAGGGCCCGTCCACATAGCTCTGAGTTTCAATAAATACACTTAAATCAATGCCAAAGTTGTGCTCTTTTCCACAGCTTGGGCACTTGGTATCCACTTCCATTGTTGGACCAGAACTGGCAATACGTATTGCCACAAGCAGTGTGTTGATATCAGGCTCAACAAGCTTTTTTGGATCTTTTACGCCAGGCACACAATTCCTGAACACACTCAACAATGCGTCACCGTTCAACATTGCATCAGGAGTTTTCAGCATGATTTGATCAATTGCTGTGAGTGGATACACTGCAATTTCTCCATTTACTGCCAAAGTTAAAAAGTCACTGGTGTAAAATTTGCCGCGGGTAGGCAATTGGGCGTAGGCTTTGGGAGTGTGAAAATATTGACTTAACGGATTAGTCATCGGGCTGCCTTATAATCTTAGCGTTTTATTTCCTTGTATTTACGGGGCTTAAATATGGCTAGTCTCCTATTGCGAGAAATTTGTATGAATGTTACAGCTAGTGAGTTAACAACTATCAGCAAGAATTGGGCGCAAGATCGCACCTTGGCAGAGCTGCGCGACAAAGTTAGCACTAGCAACAAGCTTTTGGCCAAAATAGCTGATGTCAAACAAGAAGACTTGGCCAATCTGCAAGAATTCAACGAAGCCTTAGGGGATGCAGCCAGTGGCTTGACTAAACTTCAAATAGAGGCTGAAAAATCCAAACGTGCAGAAGTCAATAAGCTGCGTCATGAGCAGCGCATGCAAGATTTTGATAAGGAGATTCAAGGCAGTTACAAACGCAGTGTAGATGACTTGCGATCCAGCTTGGAGAGGGTGAGCAAGTTTGACAGCACAAAGTTATATGATGGGGTAACAAGCAGCCTATCTTACCTGGATATGAAGTTTCGAGATACAAGCGGCAATGCTACTAAGCTTAGCTTAGGTTTCTCATTTTTGAATAAAGCTGTAGCAACAGTTGCTGCCGGTGTGGGAATTTTTGCTAGCGGAATGCCAGCTTTTCAAGCAATGGCCAGCACTGGTGTCACTTTTGGCGGCAGCCTTGAAAAGATGCAGGAAATGGTTGGCCGCAGTGGGTTGAAGCTGGAAGAGTTTCAAGGAATTGTGGGGCAGTTTGGCACAACAATAAGTGGTGTTGGTGAAGAAAAATTTGTCAAATTGGTGCGAGGGGTTCAAGATAGTACACGCGAATTTGGCTTGTATAACCAAACCCTTTCTCAACAAGGAGAGTCTGTAGCTTTTTTCCTTGATATGTTAGCCAAAGGCGGCTCAGCTTATGGTATGAGTACTGAAATGCAAAGAGAAGGTGCAGTCAAATATGTGCGAGAACTAACTGCATTGACTGAGTTAACAGGCAAAGACAGAAAAGAAATACAAGCGAGACAAAAAGCTGCTGCGGAAGATGCAGCAATTATGCTCCGTATACGTACGTTAAGAAAAACTAATCCTGAAGAGGCTGCACGCCTTGAAGCCAATAAATCTGTAATAGCGGGCCAGTTTGGTGAAATGGGTCCTGCAATGGCTCGAATCGCTGTAGGTATGCAAATGGGCCTTATGCCTAGTGATCCTCAGGCGCGGGCGATGATGAGCATGGGCGAATTGATGCCATCCATGACAGCACTGTCTCGCGGATTGACTACTGGGACTACTGAAGATACGATGCGTTTAGTGCAACAAGTTCAAACGGCTTTGACAGAAGGCCCTGGTGCTGAGAGATTGCAAATACAAGCACAGCAAGGAGGGCCATACGCTGGTGGAGCAGAAATGTTTGCCAAGATGTTGCCAGAAGCTGAACGGGCACAAGCAGCAGCAGCCCGGCCTGGCGGCATGGAAAGAATTTTGAATATTTTCTCTGGCAGAGGTGGAAACTTAGATCGAGCTACTACTGCCATGCAAAAAGTGACTATGGATACTGCTCGTATCACTGGTGACTTCAAGGCAGCGCTCTATGCAGCTACACAACAGTTGGGCTTGTTTACGAAAGTTCTTGAACCCTTGGCAGCAGCAACTGGCGCAGGCGCAGGAGCAGCAAACTCATTTTATGGAATGGCTGCTAGTGGTATGTCAGGAGCAGCTTCGGCCTTAGCCACAGGAGCTGCTGTGGCATTGATGCCTAAATTGCTGGCAAGTACAGCTTTAAAAGCTGCGATACCACGGTTACTGGGAGGAGGAGGCTTGGGTTTGACTTCAATGTTGGGCTCAACAGGAATGATGTCTGGTCTTATGCAGGGAGCATCTACTATGGGCGGACTAGGGAGGGGCAGGTTGATAGGCGCTGGCGGGCTAGGAGTAGCGGGCGGACTAGGAGGGGCATATCTAGGTAGTAAAGTAGGTTTGGATGGTTGGTTGGGCGGTGCATTGGGCGGTGCAGCAACGGGAGCTCTTGCAGGCATAGGGGCAGGCCCTGGTGGTATCTTGGCAGGAGCCCTACTTGGCGGATTAGTCGGGGGCATCACAGGCTATGGGACAAGTTCAGCAAGTGCAGCAGAAGCTAAGCCGGGCGAGCAAACTGGCGATGCCAGCAGCGTATTACAAGATTCAACTGCACTTGTTGAAATGCAAGCGAGCAGCACGTCATATGTTTCTGCTATGGCGGCACTTGTAAGTAGAGTGGCAGCCCAAGCCACTATGACTAGTCTTGCGCCACCAATGGCACCGCAAAACGATGCACTATTAGGTATGGTCACTACCTTGAACAGCACAGTGGCAGCACAAACACCCTACATCCAAGATCAAGCAAGACAAGCACGTATCACAGCTGGAATAATTGGTGACTTTGCCTAGAGGTAATCTTTTTTCTGGGTATTTTTCTCACATAAATATCAAAAACCGAGAGAAACAGAACCCTGATGGCTTGGAAAAAATATTTCACAACAGTACCGAGTCAAGCTAGACTCACTGCAAGACTAGCAGAAATCAACAAAGACAACAGTCAAGGTGCAACTACTACAAAATTCAGCAGCTATTTGCCTGAAGTCTATGCTGGTGCTCCAAACCGGGTTGAACGCTATGTGGCTTATGAACAAGCTGATTTAGATAGTGAAATCAATCGCAGCTTGGACACTATTGCTGAGTTTTGCACACAAAACCAAAGTGATGATGAGCCTATTCCTTTCCGATTTATTTGGAAAGGTGATGTTACTGAAACAGAAACAGAACTTTTAGCCAGTGCACTTCAACAATGGTGCAGCATCAACAAACTAAATCAACGAATCTTCAAAATATTTCGTAATACTGTCAAATACGGTGATCAATTTTTCGTCCGAGATCCAGAAACCTATGAGCTGTTGTGGGTGGATTCAGCCAAAGTGGAAAAAATCATTGTCAATGAGGCACAAGGCAAAAAAATTGAACAATATGTGATTAGAGATTTGGATTTCAATTTACAAAGTCTAGTGGCAACCAACCCTCTTGTGCATGATCAATACAGTTTCCCAGGAGGTTATCCCAGAAGTGCGAACCCAGCAGCTGGTGCAGGCAACATCAACTATGGACAGCCCACAACACCTGGCGGCCGTACCAGCAGATTTTACAATCCAGCCAACAGCATGGCAATTGATGCCAACCACGTGGTGCATCTCAGTTTAAGTGAAGGCTTGGATCAATATTGGCCTTTTGGCACCAGCATCATTGAGGCAGTTTACAAAACTTACAAACAAAAAGACCTGTTGGAAGACTGCATTCTCATTTACCGTATTGTGCGTGCACCTGAGCGCAGAGTGTTTAAGATTGACGTGGGTCAGCTGCAAGGTCAACGTGCCATGCAGTATGTTGAAAGAGTTAAAAACGAAATTTACCAAAGGCGACTCCCAAACCGCACAGGTGGTGGCTCAAGTATTATTGACAGCGCCTACAACCCCATAAGCATTACAGAAGATTTCTTCCTTGCAACCAACAGTGAACAACGCGGCACAACTATTGACACTTTGAATGCTGGCGAAAACTTGGGCACTATTGACGACTTGAAATACTTCAACAACAAGTTGATGCGCGGGCTAGGTATTCCCAGCAGCTATTTGCCCACTGGACCAGATGATGGCACAGCAGTCTACAACGATGGCAAAGTGGGAACAGCATTTATCCAAGAGTATAGATTCAACAAATATTGCCAAAGATTGCAGAACAGTCTTGCGCCAACATTGGATATGGAATTTAAATTGTTTTTGAAGTTCCGTGGCATTGAGGTACACAGCAGTTTGTTTGAGTTGGCATTTAACGTTCCACAAAGTTTCAGTCAATATCGCAACATGAGCATTGACACTGAGCGTGTTAACCTCTTCAGTTCAGCTATGAACAGTGATGCAAGAGCTTACATGAGCAAGAGATATGCGCTCAAGCGTTATCTAGGATGGACAGAAGAAGATATTCTGGAAAATGAGCGGATGTGGAAAGAAGAAAACAACGACAAAGTCAAAGGCAAGACTGGCACCAGCCCCATTGAAGACAGGGGTGTGGGACTGGGTTCAATAGGGATACGCCCTTCACCAGAGCCTGATTTTGGTATGGGTGGACCTGAGATGCCTCCTGAAGCCCCGCTTGAGACACCGGGATTTGAAACACCTGAAGTTGCTCCAGGTGCTGAAACACCTCCAACTGAAACACAGTAAATATCAAGATGAATACAAATATCACAAAGACCAATGGCACTACGCTGGCAAGTATTCCGCCAGGACAGTATAACAGCACAGTTTCCAGTTTGATCCTATTTGGTAAGAATTTTGCCAATTACGGTACTTATTTGAATGAAAATCTTGTTCATCTCATGGAAAATTTTGCCGACCAAAGTCCTCCACAAAGTCCCACACAAGGACAGCTTTGGTACAAAACCACAGACAAACAAATGTATGTTTGGGAAGGCAGTGTTTGGAAACTGCTAAATGCAGAAAGCCTGCAACAGATTGCTGATGCAATTGTTAAAAATCGCATTTACGTTGCAGAAAGTGGTAATGATACCAACAGTGGACAAAGTTGGTATAGCGCCAAGCGTACTGTGAAAGCTGCATGTGCTGAAGCAGCTAGACAAATTGCCACTGGTGCATTCCGACCTGATCACACAGCTATTTTGGTAGCAGCAGGTGACTATACTGAAGACTGTCCAATTGAAATTCCGCCAGGTGTTAGTATTATTGGCGATAATCTTAGAGCTGTTTCCATACGACCAAGAGTCGCAACTACTGATGTATTTTATTTGAACAGCAAGTGTTATGTGTATGGCATTACTGTAAGAGATCATAGATTGAATCCATCAGCATTGGATATAACTCCAGCAGGTTATGCCAACACAAGTGGAGTGAATACATCAGCACTGATCTCCACAACTCGACAAACAGGATTTGCCTTTGGCTTTGCTCCAGGTGCAGACATCTTGGTCAGTCCCTATGTACAAAACTGTTCCAGCATCAGTGGCGATCCAGACACTGGATCAGGGATTTACCCAGGTGGTGGCGGTGTGTTGATTGATCCCAGTGTTTTGGGACCCAATAATAGGATTCACAGCATTGTTATTGACGCATTTACTCAAATCAATCTTGGTGGTATCGGCGTCAAAGTCATTGGCAAAGGTTACATGCAGTTGGTGAGTTTTTTCGTTAACTTCTGCCAGTTTGGCTTGCTGTGCCTTGATGGTGGTCACGTGACTGCATTGAACAGCAATTGCAGTTTTGGCAATTATGCACTTTGGAGTCAAGGGCACAGATATCTTGAAACCACTGATAGCCCTGTGGCTGTAAATCAAACTTGGGCCACAAATGGTGTCAGTTCTGATTTTGTCACAACTGGGGGTACTTATGTTTTGCCAAATCAATTCAGTGAATTGGAAGTGCAATTTTTAGACGCTGCGACACCCTTGCTGCCTACTGTTGATTACACAGTATCAAAAGGTGTAACAGCGGGTGGTTTGCCTTGTTCAGTTATTAGCTTGAAGTCTTTGCCCATAGCTGGCCGTCAATTGCGAGCCAGGATCAAGTTTGGCTCCTTGATTGAAGCCAGCGGCTATACCATGAGCTATGCTGGTGCTGGCTTGGATTATGCCAAACTCAGCCCCAGTCAAGATGGCAGTGGCTACGCTGATCCCAACAAATATACTATTGCACTAGCTGGTGGACGTGTATTCCATACCACAACTGACGAAAGCGGAGAC